GATGCTTACATTTTAGTTGAAATAAATAATAATCCACAGGTAGCAGATATCATACACCAAGACTTAGAGTATGAAAACCTTTGGAAAATATTTACTGGAAATAGAAAACCACAACAATTGAGTTCTGGTTTTGGCCGTGGTGTACAGATGGGTATTAAAATGTCTGTGGCTGTTAAGCGTATTGGTTGTTCTAATTTAAAAACCTTGATTGAAGGTGATAAATTATTAGTTCCTGACTTTGACACTATTTCAGAATTAACAACTTTTGTGGCAAGTAATACCTCTTTTGCTGCTGAAGCAGATAATAACGATGATTTAGTAATGACTTTGGTACTTTTTGGATGGTTAGCCACTCAAAAATACTTCAAAGAAATTGTTAATCACGATATTCGTAAACAGATTCAGTTGGAAAACATGAATCAAATTGACGAAGAAGTACTACCGGCACCCATTATAGAAACTGGTTTGGAACATGATTATGAGATTATAGATGGTGATGTATGGGAAACGGCAGACGGTTCAGAAGTATATTCGGGTCTAATGAGAGATATTTTTAAAAATCTCTAAATATGGCCTTACATAAATATTCACATGGTATATTAATTGCCAATATAAAATCATATTCAAGGGGATAATAAAATGGCCTTTCAAATCTCTCCAGGCGTAAATTATTCTGAAGTCGACCAAACAACAGTCGTTCCTTCAGTTTTAACTACGGCCGGTGCTTTTGCTGGAAACTTTCAATGGGGTCCAGTAAACAAAAGAATTCAAATCAGTAACGAAGTTGAGTTATTCAATACATTTGGTGAACCCAATAGTAATACAGCAAGCTCTTTCTTTACTGCTGCTTCCTTTTTAGCTTACGGAAATAACTTACAAGTTGTTCGAGCCGCTGGTTCAACAACCTATAATGCTGATTCTGGTGTAGGATCAAATATTAGAGTTGCTAATAAGGATGTATTTCAGGCCACACTATTAAACACCAATAATGCAAATGCTTATGGTGCTTTCATGGCTCGTTATCCTGGAACTTTAGGAAATTCTTTAACCGTAGGCGTTGCTGACGGCGGTATTCCAAATTTTTCAACTTGGTTAGTACCAGCAACAACTGGTGTTAATGTGTCCGGTTTATTTAATGGCGTGGCTAACACATCACAACAATGTGCGGATTCTGGTGGTTCATACGATGAATTACATATTGTTGTTATTGATTCTGGTGGTTTATTCACTGGAGTTAAAAATACCGTTTTAGAAGTATTCCCATATCTTTCAAAAGCTATTGATGCTGTTGATTCATTAGGAAATTCAAACTATTATAAAAATGTTATTTTTAATAATTCAAAATATATTTACGCTGTCGATCCAGTAGGTTATGCAACAACAGGTTCTGGTGCTACGGCATGGGGACAACCTATGGCTGGAGTATCATTTGCAACTTTAACCACAACATCAGGAACAACTTCTGTAATGGCCGGTGGAACAGATGTTGCAGTTACGGCAGGTGATGTACAAACTGCTTATGGATTATTTACAAATGCTGATGAAGTGGATATTTCTTTAGTACTTACAGGTGACGCTTCAATTGGAACACAACAATATGTTATAGATAATATTGCAAATGCTCGTAAAGATTGTATCGCATTTATTTCACCTCCTTCTGCTAATGTGGTTAATCAAGCAGGTAGTGAAACTACTAACATTTCTGCATGGAATACAGCACTAGCTCGTTCAACTTCTTTTGCAGTTGCTGATTCTGGTTGGAAATATCAATTCGACAAATATAACAATATGTACCGTTGGGTACCGTTGAATGGTGATATCGCTGGTCTTTGTGTATACACAGATGCTGTTCGTGATCCTTGGTTCTCACCTGCTGGTTTCAATCGTGGTAATTTAAAGAATGTTGTTAAATTGGCATGGAATCCAACTAAAACCAATCGAGATACATTGTATGCTCAAGGTATTAATCCAGTTGGTACTTTCCCAGGTAATGGTACAGTATTGTATGGTGACAAGACTTTACAAACTAAACCTTCTGCATTTGATCGAATTAATGTTCGTAGACTGTTTATTATTCTTGAAAAATCAATCGCTCAAGCTGCCAAGTATTCATTGTTTGAATTTAATGATGAAACAACTCGTGCACAGTTTGTTGGTTTGGTAACTCCATTCTTACGAGATATTCAAGGTCGCCGTGGTATTACTGACTTCCGTGTTGTTTGTGATACTACAAATAATACATCACAAGTTATTGATTCTAACCAATTTGTTGGTGACATTTATATTAAACCTGCTCGTTCTATTAACTTTATTCAATTGAATTTTGTTGCCGTTAGAACTGGTGTTGATTTCACAGAAGTCGTTGGTAAGTTCTAATAAATAACCACGATAATAGGAGAAAAAAATGGCTTTCAACGTAGCAGAATTTAGAGCAAATATGATTGGTGACGGAGCCCGTCCCAATCTATTTCAAGTGACTTTAAACTTTCCAACAATTGCCGATAATGGTGTGTTGGCAGGTCAAAAGACCACTTTTATGGCCAAAGCGGCTCAGTTACCTGGTTCTACACTTGGTCAAGTTACTACACATTACTTTGGTCGTGAACTAAAGTTTGCTGGTAACAGATCATTTGCTGACTGGACATTACAGATCATCAATGACGAAGATTTCACAATCCGTAAATCATTAGAGTCTTGGATGAACGGGATAAATAGTCATACGACCAATACTCGTGCAAGTGGCGCTAAGAGTCCATCAGGATATACTGTTGATGCAGAAGTAATACAGTATGGAAAAACTGGCGATATGTTAAAGAAATACAAATTTGTTGGATTATATCCACACGATTTGGCACCCATTGAATTAGATTGGGGTTCAAACGATACCATTGAAGAATATGCGGTAACATTTGCATATCAATGGTGGGAATCTGATACCACTAGTTAATCTATATAATTATACGAGGAGAACTACGGTTCTCCTCATCATGTTTTTTTTGAATTGGAAATAAAATACTATGGCAAATAAATTCTCTCTCTTTGGTTTTACAATTGCTCGGGACAAGCAGGAAGAAACTGCGGATGTTCAGCAATCTTTTAGTCCTCCTGCAAACGATGATGGTGCACTCACTATCACATCAGCCGCTTATTATGGAACATATGTTGACCTTGACGGCACCGCTAAAAATGATGTAGAACTTATTTCTCGTTATCGTGAAATGGCTATGCAACCAGAAATTGAATCAGCAATTGATGATATTATTGGTGAAGCTATCTGTCAAGATGATGATGGTAAGATTCTTGAAATTGTTTTAGATAATCTGGATCAACCAGAAAAAATTAAAAAAGCCATTAAATCTGAATTTTCAAATGTCATGAGATTATTGAATTATAAGAATATGGCTCAAGATATTTTCCGTAGGTACTATGTTGATGGTAGAATGTACTACCATATTATTGTTGACCAAACAAAACCAATGGAAGGTATTAAAGAATTACGATATATCGATCCACGAAAATTAAGAAAAATTCGTGAGATGAAAAAAACAAAAGATGAGCGTACTGGTGTAGAAATTATGAAGCTTGTCAATGAATATTATATTTTTAATGACAAAGTTACAACAGGTTCATCTTCTAATTTTGGTCCAGTTGGTGTTCGTATTACAACAGATTCTATTGTTGCTGTAGTTTCAGGATTGATGGATTCACGCCGAGCAGTAGTTTTGTCTTATTTGCACAAAGCAATTAAACCACTTAACCAGTTGAGGATGATTGAAGATGCTACCGTCATTTATCGCATCAGTCGTGCTCCCGAGCGCCGTATTTTCTATATTGATGTTGGTAATTTACCTAAGTTAAAAGCAGAACAATATCTCCGTGATATCATGGTGAAGTACAAGAACAAACTTGTATATGATGCTAACACAGGTGAAGTTCGTGACGACCGTAAGTTCCTATCAATGATGGAAGACTTTTGGTTGCCTCGCCGTGAAGGTGGAAAAGGTACAGAAATTACAACATTACCTGGTGGTCAAAACCTAGGTGAGTTGGAAGATGTTAAGTATTTTGAAAAGAAACTATACAAAGCACTTAATGTGCCAGTTTCTCGTTTAAATCCAGAAACATCAGGTTTTTCATTAGGTCGTACTAATGAAATTACACGGGACGAATTAAAATTTTCTAAGTTTGTTGACCGTTTACGGAACAAATTTGCTGACCTTTTTGACCAAGCGCTTCGAGTACAATGTGTATTAAAAGGTATCTGTACTGATGAAGAATGGGTAGAATTTAGGCAATATATACATTATGATTACATTAAAGATAATAACTTTACTGAATTAAAAGATGCAGAATTGATGAAAGAACGCTTGTCTTTATTGGCAAATGTAGACCCTTATACAGGGCGTTATTTTTCACAATCTTGGATCCAAAGAAATGTATTGCGTTTAACTGATGATCAAATTGGTGAAATGCAAAAAGAAATGGATATGGAAAAAGAAGCGGGTCAAGGATTACCAGTTGCTGTTATGACCGATGTGGCACAACAACAAATGATGTCACAGGTACCAACACAACCAATGCATCCTTTAGACCAAAAACATGAAGCTGAAATGGCTAATAAAGCGGCCAAATTGGTTAAAAAAGAAGAAGTTGATAGTACAATACTAAAACTTAAACGAATCTTATAAATATTATGAACGGAGAGAAATAAATGGACACAAGACAAATTATTGATTACGCACAAGAAGATAACGGAGTAGCTTTCCGTGATGCACTTTATGCCGGTATTCATGATAGAGTTTCGGCACATATTGAAGCCAAGAAGCAAGAAATTGCTCAAACTTTAATTGCTCCAAAAGAAGATACAGTACAACAGGACACAGAAGTTGAAAACACTTAAAGAGTTTATGGCAGAAGGTAAAACCCATCAAAAACCGATGGATCCTCCTGCTGTTTTAATTATGAAACGAAAGTCAGTAAGACAGTTTCCTAATGACCAAAGAGTGGCATTATACTATGTGGATAAGATTAATAAATATGTAACAGTACCTTATACCGCTATGCAGTGGAGTTCTACTGGACCCACATCGTCAGCAACAGAAGGATAATTTAGGATAAAAAATGGCAATCGCAAATAGCACACAAATTTTAGTTGATACTAATAAAAGAACCGTTATTAAACGAGTGGGTATCATCGATTCAGATGAAAGTGAAACCGTTTTTATTGAACCATTAAAACTTTTTGGTGCTTTGAATGCTAATGGTGCATATTACAAAACAGGTAATACTACCTCACCTGGTTTTGCTAATTCCGCTTTTACTATTTCCAGAGTTTTGACTAGTGTTGATGCTGAAGTTGGTCATTTGCAAATTAAGTGGGAAGGTACTAGTTCTAGTATGACCGCATTTGCATTTGGTGTTGGTACAACCGATACCAATCCAGCATATCAATTACCATCAATTAATAATAATGCTGTAGGACCTACAGGTAATCTTACAATTAAATCTGTTGGTACTACTGCCAATGCGGCTTACACAGTAGTTATAGAATTACATAAAAATTCTGCATATTACGATAAAGGTCAATTGACCGATCCAGCAGCATTTAATTATCCTCCTTATAGTATCACTCCATAATGCAGGATTTTATATCTAAACTTTTAGCAAATAAACTGGTAGAAGCCAGAGAATTGTTAGAAGATAGATTAGATGATTTAATTGATGAAAAATTAACCGAGGTTAAGGCATTAATAGCAGCAGATATGTTTGACTATGATTTGAATGAAGGTAATGTTCAAAAAATGGGTCGGTTAAAGTTGGTACGAGTTAGAATTCGTAAAGGAAAGGTTCAAAGACGCAAGAAACTTTCCAATATAAAAGGTTACACGACAAGAGGTGGCGTATTAACTAGGATGCCTCCAATGGAACGCAGGCATCGTAAACTTGCTGCCAGAATGTCAAGATTTAAAAGACGTGCTAAGATGGGACAAGCACTAAGAAAAAGAAAAATGTCCTTACGCAGAAGAAGTTCAATGGGATTATAAATGAAACTCATTAAAGAAATTAACGAAACAGTAAACTATCTGGTTGAAGAAGCAGATGGTAAGAAAGTACTTCATATTGAAGGTCCTTTCCTTGTTGCTGAAAAGAAAAACCGTAATGGTCGTTTGTATGAATTTAATACACTCAGAAAAGAAGTAGACCGTTATACAGAAGAATACATCAATAAGCACCGTGCTTTTGGTGAATTAGGCCATCCAGAATCTCCAAGTATCAATCTTGATCGGGTATCTCATATGATTACCTCTTTAAGAGAAGAAGGTACACAATGGATTGGTAGAGCCAAAATATTAGATACTCCTATGGGAAATATCGCCAGAAGTCTGATTGAAGGTGGAGCCCAATTGGGTGTATCTTCAAGAGGTATGGGTTCGTTGAAAAATGTTAACGGTGTTAATATCGTTCAACCCGATTTTTATCTAGCCACAGCGGCAGATATTGTAGCAGATCCTTCCGCACCAGGTGCCTTTGTACAAGGAATCATGGAAGGTAAAGAATGGATGTTAGTCAATGGTGTTTGGACAGAACAAGATTTCGATCAAGCAGTACAAGAAGTTCGTAAAGCTTCTAGTGGTGAAATTGAAAAAGTAAGTCTACGCATATTTGAAAACTTCATGAAAAAACTTTAAATATAAATATATCCAATAAATCAAGGAGATTTTTCAAAATGAAAAAATTTAATCTGTCCGAAGCCGCTAAGCAAATTTTGGTTGGTGAGGGTTCTAAAGAAACATTCGACTCTAATATCGCTTCTAAGCGTGGTAGTAGAGATAGTGGTACTGCAGGCCTAAAAGCTTCAGTTGCTTATGGCACAAAAGATGCTGGTAAAATTGGTGATTCACCAAATGATACAAATGATACAAATCCTGATTACACTAAAGGTGTACCAACAGCAACTCCTCCTGGCGCAACTCCTCCTGTAGGTTCTGAGCCAAAGAAAGTATTAGCTCATCAACCTGGTCAAGATAAAGCCGGTGATTCTGGTGCTGATGGTCCTGGTGGTGTTCAAGGTAGCGAAGATTCTTACGAAACTATTCGTGATCGTAAATCTGGTACAAAACCAAAACAAACAATGCAAGCTAACAAAGGTGCTAACTTCCAATCTTATGGCGAAGAATCTGAACTCGAAGGCGATATTGTTGCTGAAGAAAAAGACGAAGGTCACGAAGATGAAAAAGAAGATAAAGCTCTTATCAAAAAAATGTTGAAGAAAGAAAAAATGAAAGAAGATTTGGATGCATTACTTTCCGGTGAAAACCTCTCCGAAGAATTCGTAACAAAAGCTTCCACAATTTTTGAAGCTGCCGTTATTGCTCGTGCTGAAGAAGTTATTGCTGAAGCTGAAGTTCAGTTGACAGAACAGTTTGAAGCTGCCGTTGAAGAAATCAAAGAAGATTTGGCCGCTAAGGTTGATGACTATCTGAACTTCATGGTTGAAGAATGGATGAAAGAAAACGAAATCGCTATCGAAAAAGGTCTCCGTGCAGAAATCGTGGAAGACTTTATTGGTGGTTTGAAAGGTTTGTTTGAAGAGCATTATATCGATATTCCTACCGACAAGGTTGATGTTGTTGAAGAATTGACCAACCGTGTAGAAGAACTCGAAGCTTCTTTAAATGAACAGATTTCTCGTGGCATCGAACTTAACAAAGAGTTAAGTGAACAGAAAAAAATTGAGGCTATCTACACAGCGTGTGAAGGCCTGACTCAAACCCAAGTAGAAAAATTAAAATCACTCGCAGAGGGTGTGGAATTTGATACCGAGGAAGAATTTGCAACTAAACTTGATATTTTGAAAGAATCATATTTCAAAGCTGAAGTTAAAATTGCTACAAATTCTGCATTAGATGAAGAAGTTGATATTGAAGAAGAAAAGAAAGTTTCAAAATCAGCTGATCCGATGATGGAACAGTATTCGAAAGCAATTTCACAAACTTTGATTAAGTAATTAACTCCAATACATAAAAAAAGGAATAATAAAATGTATTTAACAGAAGAACTACAAAAAAAATGGCAGCCAGTTCTGGAGCATCCAGAATTAGACGCTATCACCGACCCATATAAGCGCTCAGTTACAGCTCTTGTTTTGGAAAATCAACAACAAGCTATGGCTCAAGACCGTATGTCTTTACATGAAACTGCAACAGGTGGTACTACTCCTGCTAACGTTACAGGTTCTGGCGTAAACAACTTTGACCCAATCTTGATTTCTTTGGTACGCCGTGCTTTGCCAAATCTAATCGCTTATGACGTTGCTGGTGTACAACCAATGACAGGTCCTACAGGTTTGATTTTTGCAATGCGTGCTCGTTACGCTAACCAAACTGGTTCTGAGGCTTTCTTTAACGAAGCTAACACAACTTACTCTGGTCAATTTTCAAGTGTTAACCCTTACGGTTTCCAAGGTACAGGCGCTGGTGCAAACTCAACAGACGTTAACAATCAATTTGCTAACGTAACTACTGGTGCTACTACTTCTGGTATTGGTATGCCAACAGCTAATGCTGAAACTTTAGGTATCAATGATACAGATCGTTTGTTCCAACAAATGGCCTTCTCAATCGAGAAAGTTACTGTAACTGCACAATCCCGTGCTCTGAAAGCTGAGTACTCTTTAGAACTCGCACAAGACTTGAAAGCAATCCATGGTCTTGATGCTGAAACAGAATTGTCTAACATTCTGTCTACAGAAATTCTTGCTGAAATCAACCGTGAAGTTATCCGTACTATCTACACATGTGCCGTTCCTGGTGCTCAGTATGGTACAACTACTCAAGGTTATTTTGACTTGGATACAGACTCAAATGGTCGTTGGTCAGTTGAACGCTTTAAAGGTTTGATTTTCCAAATCGAGCGTGATGCTAACGTAATTGCTAAGCAAACACGTCGTGGAAAAGGTAATGTCCTTATCGTTTCTTCTGATGTTGCTTCTGCAATGGCTATGTCTGGTGTACTCCAGTATACTCCTGCTCTCCAAACTGACTTACAAGTAGATGACACAGGTAATACATTTGCTGGTATGTTGCATGGTCGTATCAAGGTTTATATTGACCCGTACTTTGGTGGTTACACAACCAACAATGAACTAGTAACTATCGGTTACAAAGGTTCTAGTCCTTATGACGCTGGTTTGTTCTATTGCCCATACGTTCCCCTCCAAATGGTTCGTGCTGTTGACCAGTATACATTCCAACC